GAAGCGGTAGGCCTGGTCGTAGGATACGACGCCGCCGTTCGCGTAGCGCGGCAGGCCAATATCGCCTTGCTGGCCATCCACCTTGCCGCCATTAATGGCTGTGAGTAGTCGCCAGTTCTTGCGCGTAGCTTCACGGTTGACGATGAATTCGCCGGGTTCCACGCGGGCGATGGGTTGTTTCTTTTCGGACGACCAGCCCAGAATTGGGTCGCGTTCGTTTCGAGAAATACCCGGAATGTCAGGTAGTACGCCACCGCGGGCGAATGCCGGAACAACACCACCTAAGTGCAATCCAGGTACGAATCGTTCGAGGTTATCGGGGATAACCGCACGAATAGCACTCTCAACCATTCCTGCAGCGTTACGGATACCTTGAGCAAGACCACTGATAATGCTGCGGCCTGCATCCAGCAGCCACGTGCCAGCGTTAGCGAATGCGCCCTTAATCTTGCCCGGCATGGCCTTAAACCCATTAATGAGCTCATCAATCCGGGCCTTAGAAGCACTGACCATCTTCGCGACGGTCTCCTTGAACGTGTCCACAATGGCGCCGGCGGCGTTCAACGCGGTAGTCACCACAGAGCGCAGGAGGTTCCACGCGCCTGTGAAAATGCCAGTCACCAAATCCATGGTGCGTTGGCCCAATTCGCTAAACCGGTTGCCCAAGTTCGAGAAATTGCCGGTCAACACATCAGCAACAACGCCGAATACTGACTTCATTACTTCCCACGAGGGGCGGATAACGCTGTTCCAGACAGTGGAGATAACGTCACCCATGATGCGGAATGCTGCACCAACAACAGTTTTTACAATATCCGCAACAGCCGGGAAGATAATCTCAGCGACCTGTTTGAACGCGTCAAAGACCGGCTTAATGACACCATTCCAGACAGTGGATACAGCATCACCCAAAGCAGTCCAGGCGGCAGACACAACCTCACCCATGATGGTGAAAGCCTCACCCATCGTTTCCACAATGGGCGAAATCCACGTCTCGTAAAATTCGCCGAAGCCCTGCGTAAACTCAGACCACTTATCCTGCATGGCCTGCCACGCCTCAACAGCAAGCTCTTTCGCCCCAGTGAAACTCTCACCAATAAAGTCCACAACTGGGGCAATCCACGTTTCGTAGAACTGACCAAAACCGGTGGTGAACTCGGCCCACTTCTCCTTCATCAGGCCCCACGCCTCAATGGCAACGTCCTTGAGCATCACAATCTTGTCACGCAAGAACGTCATCACAGTAAAGATGGGCGAATCTTCACTAAGACCAAAAGCTGCGGCCAAGTCCGTGGTCTCGCCGGTCTGCAAGAACTCTAGACCACCGGCGAAGATTTCCTTGACCTTGTCGATGCCCGCGGTGATTTTCTCGATCGTGGCGTCCCACGCCGCGGAAATGGTGTCACCAATCTGGGAGAAAATAGGCCCAAACGTGGACTGTACCCAATCAATACCGGCCTGGAATTTCTCAACCAGCCAATCCCACCCGGCACCAATAGCTTGGGTGAACGACTCCCAGATTTGCTGTCCCCACTCGGTCTTAGTAAAGAACCACGTTAATGCGCCGGTAAGCACCGCGATTACAGCAACCCACGGGTTGATGAACCGGATGGCTTTCATCGCGGCGCGGCCAATCGAGCCAAAGACCTTACCGACAGGGGAAAGCACCTTGCCCATGCCGCCGAAGGCCTTGCCCGTAGCGCTAGCGGCCATGCTGCTTTTAGCCAGTCCGCGCCCGGTCTTAGCGGTAGCTTTGCCCATCTTGGATACAGCTGGGTTGGCAGAATTAGCGCCCGACATGAGCGTGAGCATTGCTTCGCCAATCGAAGCGCCCTTAAACGCGCCGCCGGCGAACTTTGCCGCCCCACCCAAGTTCTTAATGATGCCGACAGCAGAGCCCACGGGGCCTGCAATGGCGGACAGCCCCTTGAATCCAAGGAATGCTGTAACTACTGCCTGCACGGCCCCCGGGTTCTGTGCAGCGATGTCTGCAATCTTTTCCACCAGAGGAACCAGCACAGACGAGACCAATGGCGACAACGCATTCAACGCACCCGCCAACGCCGTCCACGTAGACACAGAAATATTAGAAACAACAGTCCCGAAACTGCCAGCCAAAGAACCAACAGCAGGACCTAAGTCCTTAAAAGCGTCACCTAGCGTTTGCAGCGTTGGGGCCATCTGCTCCCCCAACTTGGACAGATCAATCCCCTGAATCCACTTAGTGACGTCCTGCGCCCCGACACGAATCTTGTCCGCAACAAGTTTGATACCGGGGGAAATCTTTTCAAAAAAAGCAGCAGAGGTATTAGTAAGCTCCGCGCCCATATTTTTCAGTGTGCCGGACGTGGTCTCCGCCATCTTGCCCATAACGCCCGACAGCTTCTCTACCTTGCCAGCAGCACCATCCGAGCCGTTGATAATACCGTCGGTGAGGGCCTTAATCCCCTCCTGTGCTGGTACCGCACCGGAGGAAATCATCTTCTGCATTTCCTCGGTAGAAACACCAAACTCGTTAGCAAGAATGGTAAGACCTTGGACACCACCAGCAGATAGACGGTTGATAGTGTCCATGGAAATCTTGCCAGAGGCAGCAGCCTGACCAAACGCGTCAGACATGCTCAAAAGGGCTTCCTCACCCTTACCCGTGGCGGCGGCAGCCTCACCCAAAGCAGTGACAGTCTCGTTAGCCTGCTCAGCGTCCACACCGAACGCGACAAGGGTCTTGCCCGCCTCAGCCCACGCATCAAAAGAATACGTGGACTTCATATTGGATTCGACGAGCTTATCCATGAAGCCGGAAGCCTTATCAGCCGACCCCATCATCACACCCAAAGCCTGGGTCGTGTCCTCAATCGAGGTGACCTTAGCAAAACCGTTCTGCATGACTTGAGCAGCGCTAGACACGCCAGCAAGTCCCACAGCAAGGCCGCCGAGCTTACCAACGGTGCTTTTGACTTTAGAGCCAAAACTGCCATCGATAGCCGCACCCATGCGCTTACCGGCGTCGGCAGAAATTTTATCTACCTCACCGAATGCAGACTTAATCTGCGGCGCAATCTTCGACGTGTTGGGGATGATGTTCACCCAAGCGTTCGCGAGTTCAACGCCAGCCATAATTAAATCTCCATTCAGTAAGTGTTTGCTATGTCCACCCCAGCCACTCGTTTAGTTCGTTCAGCGGGGTGGGCTCACCGCGGAATACGCCGGATTCATCGTCTGAAAATGGGTTGCCCTGCGGCCCCTCTGCCGCCTCTGGGCTATGCGCAGGTGCGGTGGTGGTGTCCCCTGGGCGTGGGAATGGTTTCGGCTTGGCGCCCTTGCCGCCGCCGTTTTGCCAAATGATGCCCTGCACAGCATCAAAAATTAGGGCCTGCAAGTGTTCTTGCAAGCCCCACTGACTATCCCCGCCTGTCACCTGGATAGACAATGACGAATCAGGCAGCGGATGATGCACCAGCGCGATGAGGTCACGCCACGACATGCGGTCAGTGCCGTCACCAATCCACCGTAATCGCAGCCCCATGCGAATAAGGTCGGCCTCTAGGGCTGCGAGTGTGTCCTCGTCCTCAAGGAGTTGGACTACTTCGAAGATTCCCCCAAGTCCACATCCTCAGACTCGGACCAACCGTTCATAAACGCGTTGAAGTCACGCATGGATAGGTTCTCTACCTTTTCGAGTTCGTCCTTGTTCAGGGCCGCTTCGAGGAGTGCGTCGCCCTGGGCTTCGCCGTCGCCGTCGAAGTCCTTGCGAATCTTGCGCATCTTCTTATAAGACAGCTTATCCATCATGTAGTGGACGTCGATGGTGGTGCCGTCGGATGCTTCAAAGTGGAATTTTTCGAGTGCCATAGTGGTTTCCCTTTCTCGAATTGTGTTTATGTGACAACTGCATAGTGGTTCGTTGGGTGGCCCTGGGGTGAACCACTATGCAAAAGCCCCCAGGGCCGTCGTACTACTAGCTCTCTTCGGTGTCGCCCTCGCGAGGAGAATCTTCCTCACCGCGCCCGTCGCTGGTTTCCTCAGCGCTGTCTCCACCGCCGGCGACCGCGACACCATCATCATCGGCGCGCTTAATCAACGAAATGAGCTTCGTGTTATCCACGCCGAAGCACTCCAAGGTGGCCTGGTACTTCACCACGTCAGAGCGCACGTAAGACACATCGCCAACCTCAGTGACCTGCGCATCCGGGGCAAACACCAGAATGCGGGCACCATTGCCGCCCTTGATGTAGAACGCCAGTGAACGGTGCGGGAGCTCGTCCGCATTATCAACAACACGAACAGTGTTGTCGGAAACGGTGACATTGTTCTCGCCGGCAATCATCTTGAGCACTTCACCGTTAGCGCCCTCCATGAAGGTCAGCTGCAAAGTCACCGAATGGTCAGACTGGGTGATAACCATCGTGTCACCGTGCCAGTCCTTAATCTTTTCGGTCGAACGGTCAACGGTCTTGGTCACACCATCTTCGGACACGTAGCCCGCAGCAACATGCTTTAGGGAAGAATCCAGTTCCTTAGACGCATCAGTCGGGAAATTTTCCGACGTCCTCAACGCCGGGCCAATAGTGATGCCACCAGCGGCCTGCACGTCTGGTGCGCCAACGAGAACATTGCGACGATTACGCAAATCAGCCATGTGAGTCTCCTAACTCAAAAGATAAGACCCTGCACCTGGCTTAGGTGAGGGTCGTGGTCATTGTGCCCGTAAGCTGCCAACGATGATGGTTATCCGTATCAGGGTCTGGAAATTCCATCGGCCCCGATACTTCCTGCCACCACAGAATCTTCGGGTTACGGGCATAAATTTCATCAGCAAGGACGAACCGCAAAGCACCAAGCATGTTGATGACTTCTTCCTGGTTCGCCCCGTACACTTGCACCGCAATGGTCGTATCCTGCGAGTTTGGGGTGGTCATCTCATTGGAGGTGACATCCAACCTCACAAACAGGCCAGGCGGGTGCATCGGCACTTTCGTATAAATCGGAGCATCGAGACTCTTCCGCAGTGCCGACTGAAGAATCTCAACAGGAGTAACAAACAATGCTATTTACCCCTTAAGTGCTTTCAACAACGTATTATCCCGGGCGTTGACAACCATGGCGCGAGGCGTATCCGTGAAGACGATGGCGCGGTAACGACTTCCCCGCTTGCCGCCACGGACTTCCGCTTTCCACCCGAAGCCACGGCCCGCACGAGTGGCGATACCGGATGCCAAATCGTCAATCTCACCGCGTAATGCTGGGTCTTGACGAATCTTATTGAACGCATCCGACGACCATTTAAAACGGACAGTCATCACGCATCACATCTTCTGAAACGTCAACCACTGGCCAGCAGCGAACCCGGCGAGGAAATCACGGGCATCCATTGAATACACAATCAGCGCCCCGTCCATGACCTCAACAGCGTTCGTGTCAAAATCCAACGGCTTAATCGCCCCATGCTCATCGCGGATATTAACCTGAATCATCCCTCTACCTTCTTCGCATTAACCACAACCAGCCCCGGCGCCCAGCCGTGCCAACCGTGGTTATAGTCCTCAACGTTTCCCTGCACCTGCCACTGTGACCCATCCGGTAGACGAATCACAGAATCAGGTTTCGGCGCATCATCAGGGCGGAAATGAACATGCAGATAATCAATGGTGCGCAGAACCGAATCGCCAGATTTTTCATCCGTACGGTCAACCCACCACGACGCCACAGCCACCGAACGCCAGACGCCCTTACCGGGTCGCTCATTACCGAAGCGATCTGTTTCAGGCTCACCCCGGACGAGAACATCAACCGTGTTCTTAAGAGGAATGAACATTGAGCTACCAGCTCCCCGCCTCGATGGTGCGCATCCCCCGCGAGCGGTTTAGCTCCTCATCGAAGGCTTTGTCTAGCATTTCTCGCTCCGCTTTGGTCAGGAAAAGATTCCCCTCACTATTGCGGAACGACGAGGACTGCGAAAAAGGCCCCGCTGTCTGCGACAAAGACTCCATGTGGTCTGTGTTCTCAGACTGCAGAGCCCGCTTCGCCATCGAGCACACGATAATCCGCAAGACCGAAGCAAGTTTTTCAGACGGGTTATCGGGCAATGAGTACATGGCCTGGAGCCAAACCGACGCGTCTTCAAGTACGGCGAGCGCCTGCTCGCCTTCGGGGGC